GAACGTATTATTGATATCAACAACAATATGATTACTTATGCAAATAAAGCTGACCTTCATGAGAAAGGAAAAATTGAAATCAGACCACGTGTATTTGTTATTACTTCAAATGCTCCTTTGGCAAAACATGCTAATATTGGTTCTATTTGTCCATACTCTATTGTCCGACGTGCCGATGTGCATTTGGAAGTAACAGTCAAAGACAAATTTGCTCTTGAAGATGGACGTCTTGATAGTAGCAAAGCTTTGGAGAGTTTTCCTGGAGATTCATTAGTTAATGATATTTGGGATATCCAAATATATACACCTTTAGAGAAAAAACAAGGTGGAGATAGTTCCCATTTACGCCATGTTGATGGTGTTTTACAAACCAACCCTCGTTCTATTGACCAAGCTCTCATATTTCTTACAACAAAATGCAAACAACATTTTGAAAATCAACGACGATTAATTAAGAAAGGAGAAGGCTTGGTCGCTTCTCGTAGATATTGCTCTATTTGTAATTTGGCTCACACATTTTGTAAGTGTGAAGTTATTACTGAGCACCAATCATCTTTGGAAGAATCTTTTGATTTTATTAAAGATCAGTTTGAATCTATGGGAGCACGTACATCTAATGCTTTAGGCAATTTACCTACATGGTTATTTACTAACAAATTGATCACGCGAACTTATTTATTATGTAATGCTCGTGGATTTCTTGTTTTCGAAAGAAAAGTAAGAAACGGTGTATCATTTTCTTTGCTATCTTTTTTGGCAGCAGTATCTTTGTTTGAATGCATTAATTCCATATTGTTAGGTGGAGCTATCACTTTATTTCATATGTTGATTTATGGTAGTTTACTAGCAAGATGGCGTGATGACAGAATGAATGAATTGCTTTCTCGTAGAGATGCCACCATTGATGTGTTTAGATCTATTAGAGAAAGTAAAACTAAAGTTTTTATTAGCATGTGTGCTATAGCTGGAGTTATTTATAAATTCACTAGTATTTTTCGCGCTGCTGCTGCTCTTCAGCAATCTGCTCTTGTCCCTGAAAATGTTGAGGAAATTGAGCAAAGAGATTCTGAAGTTAACCCTTGGGCTACTGCTGTAGCAGCTGAATTGCATGTTACTGATAAATCTGCCACTATGACTTTGGACCAAGTTTTGAGTAAAATCGAAAATAATTTGTGTCATGGAGTTTTTGTGGAAAATGGATTTCAACAGAAATGTGATTTATTAGCTCTTGGAGGTAATACTTTCATGATGCCTCTTCATGTGTTTAAAAATCGTAAAGATATGCGAGCACTTATTGTTAGGAGAAATCCATCTGAATTAAATTCCACATTTAAAGCTATTGTAAGCACTGATTATATGATTCCAATTCCTAGAAAAGATTTGTGTCTCGTAAATATTGCCTCTGGCGGTGTTTTCGCTGATATTCGTCATTTATTTCCTGAGAAAATAACTGCTTCCGGTTCCGGACACTTTCTTTACAAGAATGGTGATGGTTCTATGAGGTCAGAT